CGGACCGCCCCGATGATGGACACCCTGTCCAAGGTCGGCGCGCTGCTTGAGCGCTGGGACAAGATGGAGAAGGCGCAGCGGGTGGCGGATGATGTGGTCCGCGAGGTGAAAAAGGCGGGGCTTACCGATGAGACCGTGAATGCGATCAGAAGCCAGATCCTGGGGATAAGCGCATGACTGAAGATCTTGGCTCTCACGCATCCGTGCCCTACGTCCTTCTCCCCTATCAGCAGGCCTGGGCCGCCGATCAGTCCCAGGTCAAGATCATCGAGAAGAGCAGGCGCATCGGCCTGTCCTGGGGCGAGGCCGCCGACGATACCCTCTACGCCGCCTCCGAGTCCGGCGATGACGTCTGGTATATCGGCTACAACAAGGACATGGCCGAGGAGTTCATCAAAGACTGCGCCTTCTGGGCCAAGCAATACAACCTGGCAGCCGGAGAGGTGGAAGAAGAGGCCATGCAGGACGAAGACCGGGATATTCTGACCTTCCGGATCAGGTTCGCCTCCGGCCGCCGGATCGTGGCGCTGGCCTCGACGCCGTCCAACCTGCGCGGCAAGCAGGGCCGGGTGGTGATCGACGAGGCCGCCTTTCACGACAATTTAAAGGAGCTTTTAAAGGCCGCCCTGGCGCTTCTGATGTGGGGCGGCCAGGTGCGGATCATCTCGACCCATGACGGCGACGAGAATCCCTTCAACCAGCTGATCAAGGAAGTCCGGGCCGGGCGCAAGCCCTACAGCCTGCACCGGGCGACCCTGGACGATGCCCTGGAGCAGGGCCTGTATCAACGGATCTGTTTAACCCTGCACCGGCAGTGGTCGCCCGAAGCCGAGGCCGCCTGGCGCCAGGAGCTGGTCGACTTCTACGGCGATGCCGCCGATGAGGAGCTGTTCTGCATCCCGACCCAGGGCTCGGGGACCTTCCTGACCAGGCAGCTGATCGAGCAGTGCATGAGCGACGAGCTGCCGGTCCTGCGTTTTGAAAAGAAGGATGCCTTTAAATTCTTACCGGAGCAAACCAGGATCGCCGAGACCCTGGCCTGGTGCGAGGACCATCTCGAATCCCTGCTCGCAAGGCTCAACCCGGACCGGCAGAGCTTTTTAGGAGAGGACTTCGGACGAACCGGCGACCTGACCGTGCTCACCCCGCTCCAGGAGCAGCAGAACGCAAGCTTCAAGGCACCCTTTGTCCTGGAAATCCGGAACATCCCCTTTGAGCAGCAGAAGCAGATTGTTTTTTATATCATCGACCGATTGCCGCGATTCAGCCACGGGGCTTTCGACGCCCGGGGCAACGGCCAGTACCTGGCCGAGGTGGCGGCCCAGAAATACGGCGAGACGCGGATCAGCGAGGTCATGCTCACCGAGTCCTGGTACCGGGAGAATATGCCCCGCTACAAGGCGGCCTTCGAGGACAAGTCGATCCTGCTGCCTCTGGACGCCGACATTATCGAGGACCATCGGGCCTTCAAGATCATCAAGGGTGTGGCCAAGCTGCCCGAGCTGCGCACAACCGGCAAGGACCACAAGAAACGGCATGGCGACGCCGGCGTGTCCGGGGCCATGGCCTGGTTTGCAACCGGCCGGGAAGGCGGGGCGGAATACGCCTATCACCCGGTCGGCAAAAAGGACGGCGGATCATTCCGCACAATCAGGACGACCGCCGGGTTCGGCGCAATCCATGGGGCATGGTGATGACGCTTCTCTATGATCACCGGGGCAATCCTGTCAAAAGCCAGCTGCTGAGCAAGGAGCTGGCCGCGCCTACGCTGTCCGGCATCCGCACGGTCTGGGACGATGTGGTGACGGCGGGGCTGACCCCGTACCGGCTGGCAGCCCTGCTGCAGGGTGCTGCCGAAGGCGATGCGGGCGGCTATCTGACCCTTGCCGAAGAGATGGAGGAGCGCGATCTCCACTACCGCTGCGAGATCGGCAAACGGCGGCTGGCAGTGACTTCGCTGCCCGCAACCGTCGAGGCGGCAAGCGATGAGGAAAAGGATATCCGGCTTGCCGACGAGATCCGGGCCTTAATCAAAAAGACCGGCTTCCGGGGACTCTTGAAGGATCTGCTGGACGCCCTGGGCAAAGGCTATTCCGCCTGCGAGATCATCTGGGATCGCGGCGCGAAATGGGAACCCGCCGCCTACAGATGGCGGGACCCCAGGTTCTTCGTGTTTGACCGGGAGTCCCGGCAGAATCTCCGGCTGCTCGACGCGGCGGATCCGGCCGCAGGCATCGAGCTTGCCCCGTACAAGTTCATCACCCACCTGCCGCATCTGAAGACCGGCATCCCGGTCCGCGGCGGGGTGGCGCGGGTGGCGGCCTGGTCGTACCTCTGCAAGAATTACACGATCAAGGGCTGGCTGGCCTTCGCCGAGGTCTTCGGCATGCCGCTCAGGCTGGGCAAGTACAAAAGCGGGGCCCTCAAGGAGGACATCGACATCCTGAAGATGGCGGTGGCCAACCTGGGAAGCGACGCTGCGGCGGTGATCCCCGAGTCGATGATGATCGAATTTGTCGAGGCGGCCAAGACCTCCGGCGGCGACACCCTCTATATGCGGCTGGCGGACTGGCTCGACGCCCAGGTCAGCCGGGGCATCCTCGGACAGACGGCGACCACCCAGGGGACGCCCGGCAAGCTGGGCAACGAGAAGGCGCAATCCGAGGTGCGGGACGACATCCGCGACGACGATGCGGCCCAGCTCTCCGAGACCCTGAACCGCGACCTGGTCCGCCCCTATATCGATCTGAACTTCGGGCCGCAGCAGGCCTATCCTGAGCTGATCCTGCGGGCGGTCGAAAATGAAGACGTGACCGTGCTGGTCACCGCCCTGGAGAAGCTGGTGCCCCTCGGGCTGAAGGTCGAACAGTCTGTGGCCCGCGACAAGCTCGGCCTGCCCGACCCCGCCCCGGGTGCGGATCTGCTGCAGCAGACGTCCGCGCCGGCAGCCGACGCGAAAAACGGAGCCGCCATGAACCGCGTGCAGCCGAACGCCGGCATCGAATCATCTCTCTTTGAGCGGATGAAGGAGCAGTCCGCAGACCCGGCCGAGGCCCTGATCCTGGCGGCCGAGGTCCTGCTCGGTGAGGCGGACAGCCTGGAGCAATTCCGGGAGCGGCTGATCGATCTGCTGGCCGAGACCGACCCCGAAGGCCTTGCGGTAACGCTGGCCAGGATCGAGCTGCTGGCCAACCTGGCCGGGCGGACGGAGGCGGCAAAACGATGAACGCCGACCGGTTCGAGAGGGTCTTCAAGCTGCCCTTTTATGAGGCTGCGCGGTTTTTCCGCGACAAGCTGACCCTGGAGAGCAGCGCCTGGGACGATCTCAGCGGGGCCGCCCATGCCAAGGCCTTTACATCCGCCGGGGCCTATAACGCCTCCCTGCTGGCCGAGCTGCGCAAGATGACCGACACGGCCATCGCCGGCGGCATGGATATCCGCGAGTTTCGGGACCGGTTCCGGCCTCTGGTTGCGCGCTACGGCTGGCAGCTTAAAGGCGGCGGGGCCGCCTGGCGCAGCGATCTGATCTGGCGGACCAACATCGCCACCGCCTACCAGGCCGGGCGCTGGCAGCAGTTCCGGGACGGGGGCGTCAGGTATCTGCAATACGTGCATAAGGACGGCCTGCTCCATCCGCGCCCCAATCATCTGGCCATGAACGGCATCGTCCTGCCCATGGACGATCCCTTCTGGCAGGTCAACTACCCGCCCAACGGCTTCCGCTGCCATTGCCGGGCCGTGGCCGCAACGGAGCAGGAGTATAAAAATGCCCCGGAGGGCAGGACCGCCAGGCCGGAGGGCTGGGAGAACCTGGCCGATGACGGCTGGCGGTATAACGTCGGCGCTGCCGGCGAGGAACAAGGGTATAAGGCCCTGACCGCCAAGTTTGACAGCCTGCCGCCCGATATCGCCAGCATGTGGATGCGGCGTTTTGTCGAGGAGCCCGCGTTTACGCGCTTTATCGACGGCAGGATCGAAGGGGAATTTCCGGTGGCGGTGCTCGACGCCCGGGCCCGGGCCGCGATCGGCGCCGAGGTGCAGACGGCATGGCTGTCGGCCGACAGTCTGGCCAAGAACAAAGGGCTGCAGCCGAAAAGGAGCAAGGGACATCCGGAACTGACCGTGGGCGATTACCGGCTGCTGCCGGAGGTGATCGGCAGGCCGCAGCTGGTCGTGGAAGAAAAAGGCCTGCAGGAGGTGTTCGTCCGCCGCGAGGACGTGCTGTACCTGGCGGTGCTGAAGGCGACCGCATCCGGACAGCGGCTCTATGTGACTTCATTCAGGAAAACGACGATGGCGGATGTGCAGAGAAAACGAAGAACCGGCAGGGTGATCTACGATGCCTTGCAATGACGGCGGCCGGAGAGGCTCCCTCAACACTCTC